CGAAGTCGTACTCGGCACGGTGGCCGTTAACGCCCGACCATACAGTGTCGGCAAGGCGCTTGTTCTGCCTGACGATCACGTCGCGCGCAAGGTGCTTCTTGCCTAGGCGGGTGAGGGGGCTTTCCACCTCAAACTGGGTGTCGATAACCTCGCCCGAATCAACGTCCTTAGTGGCGGAATTACCACCGAAGCCTTGCAGCTTCGTCTCCATATTGGATGCCGCCTCGCAGGTTTCCGCTGCGTGCGACCATCCCTCAAATTCTTCTCGCAGCGTCTTAAACGCTGTGTCTTTCTCATCCGCCGACATCTCGGTGTCGTCGGTGAATCGTGCAAGCTTCTCCTGGAGTTGATCCTTTTGAACTTGCAACTGTGCCACACTAGGCATTATTCAGTTGTTCCTTTACTTAAGAGTGTGTTAAATTTGTCGAACAAGCCCATGCGCATTTGCATAAGCCCTATGGTCACATCAGCGGCTTGGTCGGCGGCTTTGATGGCGGGTGCGGGTTCCTCTTCGGAAGCGGCAGCGGCCTCATCGGCGGGCGATTCAACGGGTGACTTCGTACCAATAAGCATTTCGGTTAGACGCTTTTCAAATGCGGCCAACCATTGTCCGAGGGGCGAGTCATCGGGAATATCCTCTGTGGAAATTACCTCGAACGTACTCGGGTCCTCGGGATTGAACGTTTCCTTCGTGTCGGCCTCGGGGACTTCCTCAGTCTCGGCGGCTTCAACGGATCGGTTGGCCCCATCGCTGGCCCCAGTGGGGTCCTCGTCTACGGGCTGTAGCGGGTAGCAGGCCGCCCCAAGGTGCACTGCGGCATCATGAATCGCCTGCGTCAGTGCCGGGCTGTCCCCGATGCCATTGGGGGCTTTGGAGTCCACGCTGAACGCCTCTGCGATCTGCTTGGCCAGGTTCTCATAGTCAAGCTCGGGGACTATCCTAATCTTGATGGAAGGTTCTTTTACCTCGGCATCCCCTTTGTCCTCCACGCCCTCTAGGCGCTCTTTAGCAATTTCCTCGGCGCGGAGGTCTAGCGCCTTGGAATCGAGAATTTTGGCGTCGCGGTTGGAACCGATGGCAACGATGCCAGCATTAAGTAGCTCACGGCGGGCCTCACCGGACTTCTTGGACTTGTCGGTCATAAAAGCCACGGAGACGTCACGAACGTGGCGTTCCTTGACTAGGGTGCGCGCTTCCTGTGCCCTTTCAATGCTGGAGAAGGCGGCACGCATCATAAGACTGCCGTCGTCACCCCAGTAGGGTGCGAATGACCCGACCGTAGTAGCCACACTCATGCCATGATCCATGTCAAGAGTGCAGTGTTCCGGAAGGGTTACCCATTCATCGCGCAGCAAGCTATCACCGTCACGGTCCGTTGAGGGCGTAGATAGGACCGCCGTGAAGCCGCCGTTAGGGCCGTACTTCAGGTCGTCGTCGTCTTCGTCCGCAATGGTCGCTAAGGCTTTACCATACATCTCAACCATGCTTTAAGGCCCTATCAATAATGGCCCGTATTTCGGCGAGTGATAGGCCGGTTTCATGCTTGAGGGCACGATACTCGGCTAGCTCCTCGAACGATTCCGTTCGATCTTTTGAACTATGGCAGGATCGGCACATCGGCATATAGAATTCTGGGTGAAGCGAATAAAGTTGCATCTTCCCGTGGTTCGCGCCATAACATTGCGCGGGGTCAGATCCGTCATATGCCCAATCCTTTGCGGGATTGCCGCATTCAACACAGGGGTATTGACTTGCGCTGCCCCACAGAGCACTTGTTCGCAAATGGGCACCCCCGAAGGTAACGGTCGCATGGGGAGCGCGCTTTTCAATCATATCGCCTGCGCGAGCATTGCCAGTGCGGTAGGCCCTCTGATAATGGGCATTACAATAGCCACTCGCTCGGCGCGGCCTGTCGCAGTTGCTAGCACTGCACCGCTGTTTCATCTTATTTAGTTGTCCTTGTCTGCGTAAGCGATTTCAACCGCTCGCAAGATTGCATCTAACTCATGTTCGTTGGTGGCGTTTTGGGCCAGGTCCATCGCCATGTGGTAGATTTCTTCTTCGGTTTTGCCGCGCCCCACCGCGCCCTTAATGGACCGCACATATTTAGAACTGGGGTCCGCATTGCCGGGCTGGGGGCCGCTCGGATTGTGTTGTGCGTCAGCCATCGGCAGCGCGGGTATCGAATGCGGCCTGCCCGGCTTTTGGCCGGTGGGCCTGGCGCTGGGGACCGGGGTGGTCGGTGGTGCCTGTCCAAGACGTATCCCGTCAGGCGTGGTGCCCTCGGCAGTCTCAGTCATGCGCAGCATCTCGGCTGGCATACCAAGTTCTTGAATGGCGGAGTTGGCATACAGTTTGTCGGCCTTGGGGTCGTCGTAGCGGTTCAGCCCGACCATGTCGCGGGCCTCGTTGGGTGTCATCACGCCGGTACTCAGAGCCTTGTGGGCAGCCTCCATGCGGATTTCAAAGTCACCGCGAATAACCTCTTCGACGGCGAACCTGATAATGTTGGACCGCAGCCAGTAGGAACCGACATACTTGTCCATCACGCTCTGCATGAATTGGATCACCGGGGCCATGGTGTCGCGGTAAAACGACCGCATCTGCGCGGCGATGTTGGAGAAGGTGGCGCGGTCCAGGATGTGCACGATGGGCGGGGCGACGTCGTAGACGCCACACACCTCTTCGCGGTTCATCTGACGGCTCTCAATGTATTGCATGTCCATGACGGAAATCTGCATGGCCGTCGCGGTCACGCCATCCTCCAGGACTAATGTCTGGCCTGCGTTGGATGATCCCGCGTGAGCCTGATCGAATGCCAGTTTTAGGCGTTCACGGCCTTGGCGACCCAAGCGGCTGTCGGTAGACAGCACCATGTTGGGGCGTGCGGCGTTCTTCCACATGGCCGAGGTCGCGGTGCGGGAGGCGTCCTCGGCGAAGATCGTGGAACGAATGGCCTCCATTTTGGAGAAACCACGTTCCAGCTTGTTGGGGTTGAAGAGTTTGAACGGGACGACTTCGTCCTGCTTGAATGCGACCAGCTCGGTATTAACACCGGAGCCAGCCTGGAAGTAGTAGGTGTATTCGCCAGTGTCGGCTTCACGTCGAATGGTGACACGACTAGGGTGCATCGGCATGAGGGCAATGGGCGAGCCGTTGGCGTCCTTATGCATGGCCAGATATGTCTCACCATATATGTCGATGGTGCGCTGAATCCATCCCCAGAATGAGAACGGGTCCAGATAGGGGCACGGGTCTGCGATGAGGCGCGCATAGGCTGAGCGGGTATCAAGCTCTTTAGTGTTGCCTTTAATGTCCCAGACATTTACAGGAAGGCGCGCAATGGACTCCGCACGCTTATTGACGACCGCGTGGACCCACGGTTGACGCTGGTAGATTTCGCCATAGAGAGCGAACTTGTATTCAAGCTCCATCCCCACTTGCTCGGCGTAGTAATAGCCGGTGGGAATGATGGGGCGCAGTTCGGCCAGGCCCTGTGGGGGCAAGGGGACCTTGCGGCCCCCGACCGTAATGCTAGTCTGTCGGGTCGTTAGCATCGGATGTGTCTAGTTCTGGTGGTAGTAACTGCGCGTAGGCTACGTTTCTGTGGCGGATAAACGTCACGCCCTCCACGGGTTCTGGGTTGCTGTCTGGCGGGTACACTACGACATCTTGGTAGACCTGGTAGCCGAACTCGTCGTGGTCGCACTCAGTGAGTACACCAGCAAAGTTAAGTCCCGATGTGGGGGTGACAAAGAACCGCTGTCGTAACCTCTTTTGCAGAGCGTTCTTGAACATGCATTCCTTTGTGTAATTCAGAGAATTAAAACATCTTCGGTGGCGTACACCGATAGGGTTGCCTCGTCACGACTGTGATAGGCGTTCATCGCCATGATGGCAGCGGGTACGGCGTCGATACGCTTGGCGGCCATCATCCGGTCCGGTTTAACCGGTTTGATCTGGTCGGGGTCGTCAAGCTTGTATTTGGCTTCGGCGGCATCGAAACAAAAGCGTGCAAGGGGATTGCCGTGCCAGCGAAATGTTCCGTCCATGACCAGATCAAAGATGCGGTGCATGCCGTCTGACATGTAAGCGAACTGGTTGTCGTAGGCAAATATATCATTGATCCCCATTCCCATTCTGATCCTGAGCTGCTGGATAACGGGCTCGGAGCACCATTTATCGACGTCGCCGCCCAAAATGTTGAAGCGTCTTGAGTCGGCCTCAACCTCGGTGTAGAACTGCTCAAAGTCCAGAACCTCACCCTCGGTGACACTCAACCAGCCGTTGCGGGCAAACTTGGTGAAACGTCCATCATTTAGGCGGTCCAGCTTCTTCAGCGCGGCCTCGCACAGCCAGTGCCGCCACAGCACGTCAACACCATAGCTGGCGTCAGCGGAGGGGAAGAGATAGCACATGGAGCAGAGGTCGGACTTGGCAGCGAGGTCCAGGCCGAACCAGCAGTCGTAACCCTCAAAGTCTTTGATAGCCGCCTTGCAGGTGGGATAGGTGCTGCTGATATTCGACTTCTGATCGAAAAAGTACATGTTCATCCAACGCACCGTGCTGGACTGCCATTGGTTCAGCTTGTACTGGCGGAACGCCATTTCATCAATGGGACTGTGTTTGGCTTCTGCGGCCTGCTTGCGCATCGACTCCCAGGTGAGAAAGCTACCCAGGGCCGGATTGGCCAGCGGCCAGTTCTGCTCATCCCACGGATCAGCGTCCATTGGGGTGTTTTTCATGTAGACGAAGACGTGCTGGTTTTCCTCGTTCTCGGGGTCCTGCAGCACGCTTTCCATCTTCTTGTGCATCTGCCCAGCGAAGCCTTCGGTGTCGTTACCGGCGGTGGTGGAGGCCACCATTAGTGGCTGGATTCGAGAACCCATGCCGGTGCGGAGGGAGTGCCACATGTCACCGTTTTGCCAGGCAAGAATTTCATCAGCACCCACACCACTCGGGTTGCTACCCAGCGCCGACTTCGCGTCAGCCGCGATAACCTGGTAGAAAGAGTTACTCTTGGCATGAATGATTCTCTTCTTGTAATCGGATATCTTCAGGTGCTTGGACAGGTCCCTGGAGAATTTGACCATTTGCGCGGCGACGTCGAAAGCCAGTTTGGCCTGGTTGATATCACGGGCAACGCCATAAATCTCACCGGACTCCTCATGATCTGAGGACAGCATATAAAGCATGATCCCGGCTAAGAGTTCGGTCTTGCCGTTCTTACGACCGACCTCTATCCATGCGACCTCGTAGCGACGGCGGTAGCACTGAAAAGCGTCAGACCAAACAACGCGACCGAACAACGGTCGAATAATGTCGTCACGTTGCCAGTCCGCGAGAATGAATCTCTGACGGACCCATGGCCCTTTGGTGTGGTACAGAAGTTCTTCAAAGAACGCCTGAACTTTGTCGGCGCGCGGGGCACAGAAATGTTCTCCGTACCCTGCGCACTCAACGTCATCAAAGGTGTAGCCGCATGTGCGCACTCACCCTCCTGAACTTCTTTAGGACAAGGCCACCCAGGGCGCTGCCGTGATTGCGGTAACAGTGCCAAGCGTGGCGGGTAGGGCGGTGGTGACACCGGTATTGGCGGTACCGAAACGCGCAGTACCAGCAGCGAGGCCGAAGTTGGTCGGGTTTGTCGCGCCAGTGGCCGCACTAGCGGCTAGGGTCGGGCCGGTGGTTCCATTAAAGACGAACGCAACGTAGACAGCGCCCTCGGACACGGGGTTCACCGGGGCAGCCAGCGGAGTAATCTGGGGACCTAGGGTCGCCCAAGCGGTGGCGGTGGAAGCGGAGCTGCCGAGCAAGACGCCGTTTTGATAGACGCCGACGAAACACTGCGCGGCGGTCAGGGTGGCACCAGCAGTGGTGACCTGATAGGCGACGTTGGTGATCTGACGGCCAGTCACTTTGAGCTGAGCCACATAGACCGTGCCAGCGGTACCTAGAGGGAAGGTGACGTTGGCATGTGCCGGGTCCACCGTCCAGGACTGAAGGCCGTAGTCGATTGGGTACCAGACTGTGGGGACGCCGTCAGTTACAGCGGCACCGGGGTAAGCAGGCATTTATTCTCTTTCTTAAATTGTTAATGACCTATACAAGAAATGGACAGGCATGATATGCTTAGAGTATGAGGAAGCTGAGAGCGACATTAGAGCAGTTGCAGGCCCGCCTTGGACTTAGATCGTCCAACGCAGCAGGTCGGCACCGAAACAAGAAGCGTGAAGCGAAGCGACCGGGTCATGGAACCCGTGGTCAGCAGGAGCAGAGGAGCAGGGCTGATGATTGACGAACAACCGCAGATACCGGCCTATTGGCCGTTTGATCAGGTGACGCAAGTTCCGGCATCAGTGAACTATCCAGAACCCGTTGAGCAGCGGCGAGGATCGAACCCGCTTCTCATTGCCCTCGTGATTTTGGCGCTGGTGTTGTTCCTGACGGCGCTGGCGTTGTTCGTCGTTGCGGAAATCCGGCATGACCGGGTACCTGCGGCAGCGATGCCAACACCAGCAGTAGTGATGACCACCACCGTGACACCTGAACCGTCGCCGGGAACCGGTGACAGCGGGTGGCTCAGCGGTCTACACCTGATGGGCTATCCCGTCCCTGATCCTGATGGGTCGCTGAAGATCGGACGGGGGATTTGCGCCAACCTGCGCGCCGGGAACGGTATCGTGCCCAGGGCACTGGAATACCTGCAAGAGCTGGGTAATGCCCCCGAGGGGTTCAACCAGGGTGATGCCATTGGGCTGGTCTGGTTGGCCGAGGATGCCTACTGCCCAGAGCAGCCGCGACAATGAGCGAGGACCGACGTATCTTCGGTGAGAAGTCGCTAGAGAGCCGGGTCGTGTGGTTCGCCCAGGACTTGCTGTTTGATCTGACCCTCGCCACCCTCAACGGTATAGAGATTGACGACCGCGACGCGGGCCACTGGGTGCGCGCCGCTCAGGGCTTGCCGTGCGACCATCAGTGCGTGGCCGGGATATTGATGAAGGCACGGGGACGGGTGTGGCGGCTGACGGGGGAATACGATGCCCGGTATGGCGGGTACGAGGGTCGGTGGCCCGATTAACATAACGCGTCTTATCGGCGTGTCAAGAGAGGACACCATGAGCATTGAATTGACCGAGTTGCCCGAGCCTGTGATGGCTCAGTTCGACCGCCTGCCGCTACCAATGCAGATGCGCGTGGCGGCTGAGGTGCTGCGAAAGGTGAATCAGCGGTGCGTGTCTAACGGTCGCAGGGATGCCGCCCATGAAAATTGGTGGCCGTCGAAGCTCGCCGGGTACGCGACCCTGTTCGACCGCGAGGACTACGACGCGGCCACCATCGCCGCAGGCTTGGCAGACGGGCTGGACCTTACATAAGGCCGCTATATCAAGATCAGAACGCGTCTTATCGGCGTGTCAAGAGAGGACACCATGAGCATCAATCGAGTTGCGAATTTGGCGGGTATTTCTACCGGAGCCATAGGCGTCATCGTTGGTTTGTCAACGCGCTGGGACTCGTGGACGTGGCTGTCCGTTATAGGACTGGTGCTGTGCCTGGTTGCCGCACCGATGATCTGGCGGGACGACCTGGCATCGTGAACGGATGGCGCGAGGTAAGCGGCTCAAAGAGGCCACCTGTAGGCACCCGCATTGCGGTGAGCTGATCTACTACAGCGACTTTCACCGGGGTTTGTCATTTCCCCCCGTCTGACATAAGGCCATCCTATCGGCTAAACAACCTGAATGGCCCCTCCCACCGGGATGATGTAGATACGGTCCGGGTGGATATTGTTGACGACGTACACGACATTCCCACTGAACTGCAGAATCTGCGCGCGGGCCTCCGGTGACAGCGTGACCGTCCTGGTTTCGTTGGGGCCGACCATGACAATGTCAGAGAATCGGATACCCAAGATCGTTGCGTTACCGAACGCCTGGCCGGGGCCAATACCCTTCGGGAATACAACCACCACGCCGGGAGTGAGCCTCGGTGAACCGAACTGCTCGCCGCTGTTGATACCGGTGACGATCAGTTGCGCACCAGTGGGGATGCGGGCGAGGCCGATAATCTCGGCGGTGCTGATACCCGTGGGGGTGATGAACACCGCGCCGGGAGTGGCCGAGGCCAATCCGAAGGTTTCGGCACTACCGATGCCGGTGGGGGTAAGGAACAGCCCCAGCGCCGGGTTACCGAATGCCTGCGCGGACGCAATGCCGCTAGGCGTCAACTGTGGTCCCGTTAAGGGGGCACCGAATTGTTCACCAGTACCCACACCCGTTGGCGCGACGTTAATGATGCCAATGGTTGCGCCGAGGGTTTCACTGGACGGTATGCCCGTGAGGGCCACAAATGCCAGGGTGGATAGGGAGGGTGGGCCGAGGGATTCTAGGCTGGCTATCCCCGATGGAAGGACCAGCAATGTGGGTTGCAGCACGACTGTGCCGACCTGCTCAGCGGACCCGATGCCCGAGAGCGTCAGGAACACAGTGTTGACAGATAAGCCGAACTGTTCAGCAGAACCGATGCCGCTCGGGGTGATGACCCGCGAGGTCAATGCTGCGCCCAGGACCTCCGCGCTGGGGATGCCGGTGACGACCACCAGTGTGACCGCACTCAGTGATACCGCGCCCAATTGTTCGCCGGGGCCGATGCCCGTGGGCGTCAGGAATAGCGCGCTGGCCGGGTTACCGAATTGCTCGGCGGTGGGAATACCGAAGGGTGCCAGATTGAATCCAAGCGCGGGCGCACCGAGGGCCTCGGCACTGCCAATGCCTGCCGGGGCCAGCGTAAGGGTGCTTATCGGGCTTCCGAACGCCTCAGCGGTGCCTATGCCTGCCGGGGTAAGCGTAACCGCGCCCGGTGTGACAGTAAGCGCGCCGAACATCTCCAGGCCGGGAATGCCGGTGACGACGAGTGGCGTACCGGCCACCGCAACAGTGATGGGCGCGCCGAGCTGCTCGCCGGAACCGATACCGGCCACCGTGAGAAACACGGTGTTAATGGATGCGCCGAACGCTTCCGCGCCGGGAATGCCACTAGCGGTGATGACCCGTGCGGTGAAGGGGGAGCCGAAAGCTTCAGCCCCAGAAATGCCGCTGGGTGTGGCGAACAGCGTGTCAACCGGCACGCCGAAGACTTCACCAGACGCAATACCGGCTGGGGTCACGGTGACCGTGCCAGGGGTGATGGCGGGTGCGCCGAACACTTCGGCGGTGGGGATGCCGAAAGAATTGACTAACGTGGTCGGTGCCAGTAACGGTGCGCCGAATGCCTCGGCGGTGCCGATACCATAAGGCGCGAGGTTCAGGGCATTAGCCGAGGAACCGAATACCTCACCCGAGGGAATGCCGGTCGGCGCGAGGTTCAGGGCACTGGCGGGGGAGCCGAACACTTCAGCGGACGATATACCGCCAGGGGTGATGAACTGGGTAACGGTCGGCATCCCGAGGGATTCAGCCGAACCGATGCCATCGGGCGTCACTGCCAGGCGGGTCGCTGGCGTGCCGAACACTTCAGCGCTGGCGATACCGGCGGGGGTAAGCGTAACAGCACCCACGGCGATGATGGCCGCACCGAGGGTCTCGGACGGGCCGATGCCGCTCAGGGTTACCGCGACCACGCCGGGAGTGACAGTCAGGCTGCCAGATGCCTCACCGGGAGTGATGCCGCCCGGCGACACCACCTGGGTGACGGTCAGCGAACCGAAAGCCTCAGCCGTGCTAATACCATCGGGTGCTAGGGCGAGGGTAACCGCCGAGGAACCGGACTTCTCACCAGGGGGTATTCCACTGGGGGTCAGGCTCAACGAAGTTGCGAGCGCACCGAACGCCTGGCCGGGGGGTATGCCCGCGAGCGTTAGTACGTAAGCGGCGGCAGCCGCACCGAGGAATTCGCCAGGAACAATGCCGCTGGGCGTTAACGTTTGCGTTACCGTGGGCGAGCCGAAAGACTCACCGGAGGCAATACCGTCCAGGGCGGCATTCAGCGAGAGCGCTAATGCACCGAGGGTTTCCGCACTGGGGATGCCGGTGGGCGTGATCGGTTGCCCAGTGGACGCCACAGTGACCGTAACTGCGCCAAAGGATTCGCCCGGCGGGATACCGCCTATGGCCGACCCGAAGGTAAACGTGAATGTCAACGGGAAAGTCACAGCTTATCTCCCGTTGTTGTTAGGAAAGGACTACGGCGATACCTGCGCCGTGGTCGGCGCCGGTCATTGTTGCGGTGAATGTGGTGTTGGCGGTCGCATCGCGGATTGTCAAACCTATGATTCCGTCATTCCAGCGGGAGATGCCCCCGGTGGATGATGTGATGGGGTGGGTGCTGGCGATGGCCTCGAAAGACTGCACAATGAACTGGCCTGCCGTACATGTCACTGATTGCGAAAGTGTTGTGACGGAAGCGGATTGGTATGTCTGTGGGGTGCCGACCGATGATATCCCGGTATAGGAAATTGAGTTACCGGTGATTTCGCTTCCACTACAGCTAACAGTTTTCGCACCGCCAGGAACACCTGCAAGCCCAAAAAGGTAACCGGAGGCTCCGTTGAGGTCTGGCGCTGTCCCAAGCAGCGTCATTGATGTAACCCCGTAGGTCATGGTGATTGTGCCCGAACCGGTGATGAATGCAAGTACCTGGGCTCCGGCTGCGGCAGTGTGAGTCCAGGAGCCGTTGCCGATGGTGTCCCCACTGCCGATCGCATCGAACGGTGCCGATGCCACGACTACAGGCGGCGGCGCGTACGGCAGCAGTAGCATCGTTTATCCGGTGTAGAGGGAGGCGTATTGTGCTGCGGGGCAAATGGTTGCGGTCGTGTTGTTTTGCAGAATCACGTAGTCATTGATATACGCTGTCTGGCTTGTGTTTTGGTGGGTGTTGTACAAGTTCATCGACCAGACGAGTGTGCCGTTGCCGCCCGGGTTGGTCACCTGCACCAGACCGGTGTACGGGCTGGCCGTCAACGTCGCCAAATATTGGAGGGCAGTCATCATATCGCTGTATACCAGTAGTTGAAACTTTTGCAGCGTAACAGGATTCGCGGTGATCGTAACAAGAGCCATTGATATTGCCTTTCAAAAACTATTGGAGGACTTCATAACTAACTGATCGGACGGTGATTATATTATTAACAGTGTCCGAAAAGTAGACACCCAAAAATGTTCCCGATGAGGTGACTATTGTTGCCGGGGTTGACAACCCAGCGAACCATGATAAGACGGAGGCAATTCCGGTGGCCGCATTGTTACCGTTGTAGAACGCAAACGTCGCCATCGCTGTCGTCGCTGTGAGCACAGTAAACTCGTAGACGAATTTTCCGGAACCAACAACCGCCGTACCGGCATTGATAGCTGAAGTTAATACAGCGGTATCAGCATTCGTGTTGGCCGTGCCGAAACGCAATGTCACAGTAGGTGTTTGAATAGTCGCGGAGTTGGTGGCGTCCACGGTGATACGCACCTTCGTACCAAGACGGACATTGGCGGGGAAGGCTATCCCGCCGCGACTGTCTGCGCTGGTGACGGTGGTGATCGGAATTACGGTGGCTGCCAGGTTGATCAGGGGTGCAACAACATCGGTGTGAAAATTGTAGAGTTGGCAATCCCAGTTGGCTGCCGTGGTCGGGGTGGCAACAACGGCAGTGAACTTGGCGGCTGTACCGCCCGCCAGGATGCCAACAGTGTTGGTACCTGATGATTGAACAGTGACGGTGGCCGCGCTGTTGTTGTTGATGGCCCATTGCTGGCCAGCGACCACCGAGGTGGTGGGTAGCTTGATCAACTGGGTTTGGGTTGTGCCGGTGATGTACTGCAAAAAGGTGCTGGCAACAGTGAGTGTTAGCAATGAAGCACTGGCCGCTTGGGTGGTGAATCCTTCGATGAGACTGTTGGCGGACAGGTTTTTGTTAGCATCCCATTCGGCGATGGTGGTGGCTGCCGGAGCTGTTGCGGGGGCAGGAGTTATCCCCGCAACCGGCAGCCCGGTGCAACTCGTCAACGTGCCGCCGCTCGGCGTACCCAGCGCGCCACCCGACACCAACAGGGTGCCGCCACCCGCCGGGAACGTGAACGAATTACCGTCTGTCCCGGTGAAAATCAGCGAATTGGAGACATTCAGAATTTTCCCGCTAGTGACAGCGACACCGCCATACTGCACCACCCAGTTGGCTGCCGTAGTGGGCGTCGTGGAGGTCGCCGTCAACACGGCAGCACCCCCACCGGGAATGACCACAGGCGTGCCGCTTGTTGATCCATTACAGGTGACGGTGGCGGTGGTGCCCTGATTGATCAGCAACCATTGGTCACCGTCCGGTGCGGACGTGGCCGGTAGTGTGACAATCTGGTTTTGGGTGCTGCCAGTAAAAACCTGGATCGGGGTGGACGCAATCGTCATCACCAGCGTGGTGCTGCTCAACGCTTGTGACGTGACAACCGGAACAGAATTATTGGCAACAGCTTCCAGCAGGTCCATATCGGACGCGCCGAACTGGTTGCCGGTCACCCAATTGGTTGGTAATGGCATAAGCTACCCTTACAGCTTGAAAATCTTGTACTGGTTTGGGTCCCAGGTAACTGAGATGTTGCCGCCGTTGGGGGTGACCGGTAGGCCAGAGCCTGTGGCGGGTGCGGTGGCGCGGGTGCCGGGCGACACGGTGGTGGACGAAACCGTGAGCGTGCGGGCGAACTGAGCCGCCAGGGTGGTCATCGTCGCCGTAGTGCCGTCACCGAAGGACAGCACGGTGGCAGTGGGAATGGGGGCCGGAAGTCGCTCCACGGCCAGGGTGGTGCCAGCGGTAAGCTGTGCCGCGCTGGTGACAATAACCTGACCATCAATCCAGGCAATCGGAATGTCGGTACCCGTTAACGTGCCCGACGTCGGTGATGCGGTGGCGATCAGCATGATACCGGCGGCCACTGCGCCAGAGACGGCGGTAAAGGTGGCAGAAGAAGCGTTCGCGGTACCCTGCACCTCAGTGTTACCGGACAGGGCAACTGCCGTGCCGACCAGGTTGGCGCTGTAACCCGCCCAGGTGCTCACGGTCGGACCCAGGTTGACGGCCACGCCGCCGGAAGTATATGTGCCTGTGCCGACGACGTTGGTACCCAGCACGTAGTCAGTAAGTTGGTAGGTGTTGGCAGCGACGCCAGCGATCACAAAGATGCCGTTGGCGTTCAAGGTTCCACCCACACCGGAGATGCATACGACGTCGCCATTGGCAAAGCCGTGCGCGGTGGACGTGACAACAGGTGGGGTGGCCGCAGTACAGCCGGTGATCTGCTTGATGCCCGTGGTGAATGTGGTGGTAGTGACCAGCGCAGCCTGAATCGCACCGGCACCGCCCTTACCGTTAATCCAGTTGGCAGTGCCCGACAAAAAGGCGTTGCGACCAGACTCATGTAGTGCGTTAGCCATGTTCTATTTTTATTTCTTTCTTATCAAGGAATGGCGGGAATGACGGGTTCATCTACGTAGTAGATGGTGTCGCCGAAGTTTAAGATCGTTGCCAGATATGCCAGTGCCAGCGTTAAGGTTGCGGACTCTTGCACGAATTGACCCTGCACGCTGATAACCCACTGGGGCAGGGCACCAATGTTGGTTATAGTGAAATTAGCCATTCAGGATATCCTCGTAACAATGGTGACGTATTTCTCGGTGTTGTACTTGTTGGCCGGGGTCGCGGTGGTAATCACCTGACAGGTGACGAGCGACACGTTGCCGGAAATGCCACCGGACACCTCAACAGAGACCTGGGTGGTGGTGGCCGAATCGGACACTTTGGTGGCATTGCCGTCCACCGTGGTGGTGTGGGAAGCGATAGTCTCGCCGGGGGCCAGGAAGAGGGACCAGTCGAAGGTGAACGCAACAATGTCGGCGGGGTCTTTCACCCAGGTGCTCATCCGAGGATGCGTTCGGCTCCGCCAGCGGGGGCGTCATTGGTGACGTCCACCCGTAGGTCGGCGCGGTCACCGGGAGTGAAGCCGAATGAGGACGAATACTTCTTGATCGTCTCGGCGCAGTCCCGCATAATCTGCCAGTACGGGGATTTGATGACCCCACCGGCAGCGCCACGGTCGGTGTATTGGTTGCCCAGCTTGGCGCGGCAGTCGCGGTAAATGGCGACGGCCTCGCAGTACACGGCGAACGTATCGACATCCCACGATGTGAGGCAGCCCTTGTCAATCAAATCTGGGGCATAATGGTCCCAGACCGGTTTAGCGGCCTCAGATATAGACAGAGGGGCGCGCACGGGGCCTTCTGAGGGCAGGGGCTCGGCACGGTTGATGTGCCGCTCCTCGTCACCGCGTAGCACCTTCAAATGAGTGGGTGCGGGCTTTGGTCCCCTAGATCCCATAATCGGTCACCCACCAGGTGGCAGTGTAGTGCGGCAGTGGCGGATAAGGGTGCAGTGGGCAGTGGCAGGTGCAGCTATGCACCGGGCACGGCGGTGGCGGCACAACGCTGGCCCACACCTGCATACAGGTGCAGCCGTTATTCGGGTTCATGTTGTCTCAATTCTTTTAAAGCGCTGGGCCGATGGCGTAGCAGACTGCTCCATCCGGCGTCTTTTTGGGATACAGGACGATCCCGCATTCACAACAGCGCAGCATGGCCACCCTGTCGTACACGGGGAAGCGGAAAAAGCACGGATGCCAGCAGTCCAGGGTGGCCCAAATCTCGTTAACATACGGGTGCGGGGATAGCCGGGAGCGGGCCGCGCTGTCAAACGGACCAGCGGGGGGCCTGCGGAGTTTCTTTGTCTTTCTCACAGCAGTGACTCCACAAAGGGTCGGGCCATCTCCTGCTCCATTAACGTATCGTCGCAGGCGAACACCGACCCACAGGCGTCGCATTGCCACACCTCGGGTTCCAGCCATACCACCGAGAGCAG